CGCTGTAGTACCGTTACCAATTTGACTGGTTGTAATTTCTGCCATTTTATTCTCCTTGAATGTTATTATAGGCTATTTTATCTACCACCTCTCGCACTACGAATTTGTGTTAGTCGTTGTGTTAAGAGATTGTCTGCGGCTTTTTTATCACCGCCCTTGGCTTGTTCCCGAAGTTTGCTGAGTTCATCACCTTGGCTCTTTTGAGTAGATGATCCACGGCGTTGCGTTAGCACTGCCATACTTGATCCAGCCGACTTAGTAGTTGGTTTGTCTCTATAGCGTAATCCATCTCTTACTAAACTTAGTAAGTTCTCATCACTACTGATGAGGTCAATGTTAGGAACACCAGGTATGATTTCTTGTTTGGCTTGCGGCCATAACTTCGTAACCTTATCACGCAATTCATTATAGACATATTCGTTTTTCAACTCTTTGTCTGTAAATCCTTTACGAGCCTGATCCAATCGTTCTGCTACCTGTTGCGCTCTAACTTGCCTGAACTGGTCTATCTGTGGCTTCATCTGGCCTATTATAGCCTGTTGTTGCCTGATATACTGCTCATTCTGTTGTAGTGCTGCCTGAATCCTTGCTTGTGCCGCTGGATCGTTGGTGCGCTGTAACTGCTGTTGAAAAGTTGTTTGATAGTTTTGTGTTTTCACAATCTCATCATACGCACTTTGTAACTTAGGTTGAACGGTAAATTCCATCGCTAATGTCAAACCTTCTTGCTCCATTTGCTTTCCCTTTAGGTACTCGTCAAACTCAGCCTTCTGGATTTTCAATTCTCTCGCTTCTTCGTGTATTGCTGATCCCTGACCTAATATTGCCGCGGCTTTCTTCGCATCAACTATGACTTCTTTACCATTCCGCATAAACTTGAACTTAGCGTTCGGGTTTGTATCTGCGAATTCAATAAAATCAATCAAATCCTCTGCTGAACTATCATTACTACCAGTAGTTACCTCTTGAGGGCTATCTGTTTCCTGATTGTCGCTAACATTACTATTATCATTGGTATCACCAACTTCGGCTTCAGCATTATCGCTTGGTGCCACAGGGCTTGAAGTATCTGCCGATTCCTCTTGACCTGTTGCAGGTTGTGTTGTAGTCCTTGTTTGGTTACGCAAATCTAACATTGCGGCCATCTTCTGGGCTATTGCTCCATCACTTACTGCGCTTTGACCTGTGACCGCACCACTATCGGTGTTAGGACTTGTCGTTGTTTCCATTTATGTTTCCTTATGTTTTATCTTCGGGCACTATTGTGTTACCGAGTTTGTTTTTCAAATATACTGCTTTTTTCAAAGAAGTAATGAAACTGTCTATTCCGGCGAGTTCGTTACATAACGAAACTCGTTGAGCATCATCGTCTGGTGTATGACCTCTTATACTTGCTAAGGTATCAGCACACTCAAACTTAAAATGATGGACAAACATTGCCAAGTCTTTACTCTTTAGCAATGCTTCTGCTTGACTTCCATAATGTCTAACTCTGTCCTGTTGAGCAGGAGTTAGTTTGTTTATATTACTTAGGTCAACCGTCAATCTGTTGTTGTAAAATTCTATTGTATTGTCGTTAATCATTCTATTCCATTGTTATATTCTATTTATACATTTATATTACGAATAAACTTTTGGATCTCCTGCCGCCATACTCATAAAATCTAACTGACTTTCAGCATCTTCACCAGCGACTTCCATTTGTATTTGTTTTGCTTTTACATCGTCAAGGTTAGCACTTGATAAATCTTTCTTGTCTTTGGGTGAAGGTTCTTTGTTCTTCATTGTTTCAGCGCCTTGACTAATCATTTGTTCTACTTCTTCGTCACTTGGTAGATATGTATCTGCGTCTTTTACGCCCAATACATACAATGTATCAGCGAATGGCTTCTTGACCTTTTGATATATTTCTTTAGTCAATGTGCCTGATTGAACCATACTTGTAGTTGTTTGATATAAATCTTGTTGGCACTTTTGAATGATTTGTAAGCGACCTAACGCATTTTCTTCACTCATCATACCCAAACTTAGTTCCATACGAATTTGTTTTCTGTCACAGAAGTTCATATCATCCCAAGACACATAATCTAAAAACTCAGGTGTTTTATCTGGGTGAAACTGTTGTGCTAACTTCTTAACACCATAATCATCACCATACTGAACTAATGTTCTCCATACTAACCAAATCGCTTCTTTAAGACCTTCAGCACTGTTGCGAACTGTATTGTCTTGTATGATTTGATTAGGACTTAATGCTAACTGAAGTTTGATACCTGAGTTACCGGGTGCCATTACTTCTGGATTAAACACATCACTTGGCGTAGTCATACCAACCATAGCCATTGTATCTTGTTGTATGCGGTTCATAGCAACTTCCAAGAATTGTAAGTTTCCGCTTGGAGGAGGTAGTTGATAAATGTCTTTTGCTGGATCAAACTTGCTGTCTAAGATAAAGATAGCACTTTCGCCATCTTGTAACATCTCAAAATCTAATCTGTCTGGCTTAACACCAATACGAGGTGTTGCTGTTAGTAATCCAAGTTGTATTTCTGCTCTTGCGGCTGATGTGTTATACTCCTGCATTGGGATAACACTTTCTGCGATACTCATACCATAGAAGTTACCTGGTAGTGGCTTAGGACACATATTAGCAACAGGAATAAACTCTACTTCTTTCGCACTAATGATATAACTACCTGAATAGATAAGTTCAACAAGTTCTAATTCACCATCACCATCAATGTCATATCTGTTCCATACGGTAACAATTGTTATTTGACGACTATCTGGATCAGCACTACTCGCACTACTTACAGGAATACCCATAACAGGAACACTGTCTCTTGCGTGAATAGCAAGATTGTTTAATACTGAACCAGCTTGAAATGCGCCGTTCATATTGTATTCGGCGTGCATCCTAAATTCTTCTAAGTTGATGCCTGGATATAACTCCATTGCTTCTTGTATGCTCATAGGATCATAGTAACCACAGAATGGTTGATCCTTCATCTCTGGAACTGTAGGATCACAGATCCAATAGTGTTGAGCAATAGGGTGAAATCTAATATTGATTGAGTAACCAGTTAGTTTGTATTTGGCTGAATAGATTGTATTGCGTTTGATTGCGTTATTGAGTATTTCTTCTTGGCTCTCAATATTACCCATAGAAATTTCTTCTTGCTCCATCGCCATTAGTTCTGGATCTTGTTCTTCTGGTAATTCAGCCATACTTGCTATACGACTTTCAATCATACTTTGTGCTGTTGATTGGTCTTGTTCTCCAAGTAGTTGCTGAACTTCAGCCATTACTTTTTCCATCTCAACATTGATTTTGCGTTTAGATTGACGCAATGCTGTTAAGCCACTATCACCTGCTTGTTGCTCAAATGCTTTTAGTTGGTCTAATGTGCCTTGTGTGTCAATGTAGCGAACGATAGGCTCTCTTATAGGCTTAATCATCATCATACCGTTTTTGTGTAAGTTAGCATCCATAATCCAACGCTCTAAGATGAAGTGTGGATCATTCATTTGATTGACAACTTTACTTACCATATCACTGGCTTGTCTTGCGGCTATTTCATCTTCTTCTGTATCTGCTACAAACTCAAAGTTGATTTCGCCATTAGGCATTAGACCCTTAGCAATAACTGCTGTTGCGTAATCTACTACTGGCTTTACGGATGGGTGAATGTAGTCAATGCCATTCACAGGTGCTGTTGATTCCGTCACAGCAAGACATAGATAGTGATAGTCACTGGCACGATTGACTGCGTTTTTGGTGCCTAAGTAACGCAAATAAGATGCCATTTTGACATCCATCTGGTTCTTCATACGAACAAATCTTGCGTTTTGTTTTCTATTTTGATTGATGTCCTCAACTGGGATATTTTTGATATCTAACATAGTGGTGGTTTTACCTTAAGTATCTACTATTTAGTCATAACTATTATATCGCTATCAATGATAATCACCCGGCAAAATTATCTTAGGTCTGTTCATTTCATCTACAGTATCTTTTAGATTACAGGCCTGACATTCTAAATCAAGCGAATCCTCGTCTTCCATCTCATAGATAGTATGCGGGACTTCGGATATTATCATTATTTTCTCAAACATTTTTGCGTGTTCTTCACACATTATTGTAGGAAGATTGTCTCCTACGGTTGCTAAAAATTTGCTATTCATATATTTCCTTATACTTTTATTACTTACAATATTCTTTTAATAGTAAATGTGCTAACTTACCATTTTTTACCATCTGTTCTATTAAATGCGGTTTAAGTCTTGGTGTAATACGATCAAATGTGCTGAACACTAAATTTTCATTTACAACCTTAAACGCAGGATTTAATCTGTAATCATTGATGATTTTGTAACCATTACCATAATCGTGTTCAAAATAGTTTAAGAACACTAACTGTGTATCTAATATTTTTATTTTATTATTGGCGTATTCTGCTGTTTCAATTTTATTTTGCCAATGAGCATCTACTAATATCTTATGTCTAAATCCAGTGACTAAACTTTGGATTAGTAATTGTTCTATTGCTTCTGGTTTATATTCACCTAGATATACAATATCAACATCAAGTGTTTGGCTGATGTTAGTTAAACTACGACCAACTATGTATGCTTGATATCCACTGCGTTCAATGATTAACTTCATATCATTATACCAAGACTTAATGGCTGCTACAGTTGGTTTGTTCATTATTAGTTCTGTAGTTATTGGACCGCGTGTGTATTTCATATTGAACCTTTGTAGTTTAACTCTGGAACTTTCTTATCAGTATAAACTTGATTGATATAATCTAAACCAGAAAAATCAATGTATTGCTGTAATGTTCTACTATTACCAAGTCCATAAATACCTAACTCTTTACCTGTCGTAACACGATTAGCACGATCCTTGCCATTATTGCTGTATTCGTGCCATTTAGTTTCCATATGTGGCTCAATCATTTTATCTGCCCAATGTTTAGTTCTATATTTACCAACATATTGATGGTAGATTGGTAAGCCACAAGTATGAAAAATATTGTATCCGTGTGTCCATAATCTCAACGCATAACTACATTCTTCACCTGAAAAATACAATTGCGGATCATAGGGAACTCGCTCTACTAAATGTCCGTGACCAAACAAACACCCGCCTGCTACTAAAAAGCCGTGACAGGGTTCTTGTTTTTTACCGTAAGTTCCCTTAGCACTTGCGTGTTGTTCTTGTTTGTTCTTAAATGTATGTTCCTGATTTACTATCAACAACATACAACCTTCATTGCGTGGTCCCTTTTTCAAGTTAGTTAAATCATTATCTATGATATCAAATGGATAGGGATATGTGCTGATAATAGGCCATTTATGATATTGCTCTAAATGTCTATGTTGTTCAATTAATATTTTGTCCCAGTCCTTATCAAAGATTGTGTGACTATCTATTTGAAAATAGTAATCTTCTTCATTATACAATGTTTGAACAAGATGCCTTGCCCAACACGCACCACGAGAATGATGTGGATCAATACGAACATATTTTATTTGTTTTTTGAAATCAAAATATCCTGGATCAAATGTTTCCATACCATAACTTTGATCCACAATACCAAATACTAAACTATCTTTGTAATGTGCGTTGTCGTATGCGTCTTTAACTGTGTTTGCTAATAATGGGTCTCTATAACTTGCTATATTAATAAAAATCTTCATTCTATTCCTTATTCTATTCTATTCAATTTGCTGAGTATGCTTTCTTCCAAGCAGGTTTATTGCTATCATCATATTTAACATAGCGATCTCTTTGTGCTAACATTCTTTGTTGAGGACTACGATTGTCCCAGGGCTCGCATATGCCCTGAAGACAAGCCAATAATCCATATCTCGCACTATCAATACAATCGTCTGGATCACTGAAGCGACCTTGCTCATCTACATAATAGTTTTGTGCTTCACTTAGGAAGTTGGTGCAATTCTCATTGACCATTAAACTTCCTACTTCTAACATTTGACGCATTTGATTGATACCATAACTCTTGTGATTAGTCACACGACCTTCACTATCTGGTGGGTTCATTATTGCTTTCTCATACACATTGAGTTCGTAACTTTCAAATAGTTCTCTTATTGATGCCGCACTCATTGTGTATCTTCCTGCTGTATTAGCATCTGCTGGTAATACAATAGGTGTTCCAAATACTTCTGGGCGTAATAAGTGATTAATGTATTGAGTTGGAACTGCTTCTTCAATGCCCTGAACAATAATCTGTTTATGTAAGTATGCTGTTCGTTCGTGTGGTTCCCAATATATCAATGATATAACGGTCTTGTCATTGACTAAGCCTAAGTCAAGTGATATAACTCTTTGTATGTTTGGCATACGCATAAAATCAATTTCACCAGTCTTGTATGTGGGCCAGTTGCTTAGTTGGAACACAGCACCTTTACCCATAACAGGCTTACCTGCCATTCGTGCTTCTCTTTCGTGTGGTAAGTAATCACGCTCAAGTTGTCTGCGAGTTTCTTTTAATAGAAATGGATGACCCCAAGGATCATACTCCGGAACATCATCCCAAGCAACACGAATAAACTCATAACCTTCTTCTTTGTTCCAAAATTTACTAACCAATCCATTCAATCCTTTTAATGGTGTAAATGAACAAAGGACCTTGCCTTGTGTAGTTGCCGTTCGTGTTACCATTTCACTGAAAAAAGCGTCTGGTGGTTGTTCATCAAATACTGCTAAGTTTAGTTTGAAACCCTGTAGTTGTCTAACCTCTTGCGTATAATTGGCAAATAGCAAATAACTATTA